CCAGTCATCACGCCACCCGCAAGCGACAAATAAGTCGAAGCCGCGTCTGTGCTTTTTAGATAGCGCGCATCGTTTTGGGTCTGCGATCGGCCGTCAGGATCGACCCGTTTCCAACTGCTGCCGTTCCATATTTTCAGTTCAGGCGTTGAGCTTGAAGATGTATCCATCCAAAGCTGACCCGTGAAAGGGTTTGATGGTCCGCTAGAACCGGGGCTCGTGACGTTTGAAGTTCCCTGATCAAAAGAAACAGTCCCGAAAACTGTCCCAGTCCAACACTTAACCAGAGGAGGGTTAGCGCCCGTATCGACCCAGACTTGCCCAATTGTTGGAGAACTTGGAGCGACACTCCCTACAGAATTGCCAAGGATCCCTAGCGCCAAGGCCAGATCATCCATCGCTATTTTTTTTGTGGTGGAGGCCGATACGTCCGTAAACGGGAGAATGTCGGTTGAAACCACCGTTCCAGCGCTTGGGAGCTGTGAAATTCTTAGGTCTGCCATCTTCTAGTAACCCTGTGCGGTGATGTCAACAACGCCTGAGGTTGCGTTGCCTGTGCTGTTCTTCAGTCTGATGGTGACGTTAGCCGTTGTTTTGCTCACAACTTCCGCATATAAAGCATTCCCGCCTGATGCTTGAATTGTTGCCTGTACGCCTTGAATCGCTCTAAACGTTTTGTTGAAATTCACAACGGTGCCGCCTGAATTATTGCTAATCACAACGTCATTAAGACTTTCAAAAATATCGGGATAATCAAGCGTTACTTTTATTTCTGTGATTTCTCCCGTTCCCTTGGCTGTGCCTGATTTCATCGTTGTCTGGACTACATAGGCATCACCCGTTAATTGCTCAAATGGTGCATAAGGGTGCAAAATCCCAGCGCCCTCGCCTGTTAGCTCTGCGTCTGTGTAGCTGCGTTGTTCGTAATAAAGCTCGCCATCATTCTCTTGCAACAGCATCCCGCCATCCTCTTGGACGAAAACGGTGCTAGCACCTGTAAGCGCCCCAATCTTGTGCTGGAACGTACAGTTATCAGATTCAACATCAATGACTAGGTTTGATTTATCAAAGTTGTTGTCAAAATTCCAGATATAAAGCCCATTTTTACCAACTTGCGTTTGCAGTTTTTTAGTGCTTCCGCTGACTGTAGGCAAGTCCAAGTTTGTGTATGATCCCGGCCATGTATTTTTGTTGATGACAGTTTCGCTCACTGCGTTGTCAACTAATTGGCTTAAAGCGTTGACGATAATGTATGCAGGTTCATCACTCCGCCATTCCGTCGCATCAACAGACTTCAGCATCACGGTCCAAGTGCCTTTATCCAAAAGTGAAGTTTCAAACCACTGCTGTGAAGCTTGCGCACCTACTGAGGCCAAAGGCAGGCCAAGTTCCCACGGGGGGGAGAAATCAAAACCTCTTAGGATGCCCGCGTTGCCTTGAATAGCGTTGTTGTTTGTCCTCCGTCCGGCTGCAACGTAAGCCAAGGACTCATCGGCGTGAGTGGTTTCGGCGTCTGCTGTTTGTTCCTCGAATGCCTGTAGAACGACATTTGCAACCCCCCTACTGACAACCCCTGCCATTGCGGGGTCTGGGTCGTCATAGCTGTTCAAATGGGCAAACATCAAAACCTGAGTGCCGCCAAAACTTGCTGAGAAATCAATACTTTTTGACGCGCTTGAAAGCTTATGATCGCGGTTTGCATCAATCATGAAATCGTCTCCAACCTCATACATGCCCTGAGTAAATGCAACCCAACTGATTTCCTCGGCGCTGCTGACAGGCGCTTCAGACTCGGCCAACTGCAAGGCAACTTGAAAACCAAACGTTGTCACATTGCGAACCCGTGTCGCTGTCCACTTTGTAAGATTTGAGGTTGTTTGCACTAAAACAACGGGATGCCTAACAAAAGGCGTGTCAAACTCAACATTGACAAAATCTGTATTAGCAACCGCGTTTGTTGTTATACGACCTGCGCTGATACGTTTGTTGTTTGGAAACTGATATTCGCCGGGCAAAACTGCGATATAGTTCAACCGGGCAGTGTCAGCAATTGTTAAAGCCGCACCGCTGGGGGTGTAAAGCCTGTAGTCAAAACCTGTTGTCGTTTCTGATGTGATCTGAACAATTGCGGGGTCATTGGCTGTGCCGGAAACGTTTACAACATTGGCAATGACAACAGGCGCAACGCCATAGGTCTGTGTGTAGTTTTGCGTTTGGTCGCTTGTTATTGGGTCAGCGTCCATGCGCCCCATTTCGCCAAGATCTTCTAATGCAGGCGTAAAATTGCCAGCCTTGAAACGTGATTCATAATTAACCACGTCGGTGACAACGCCTTGGTCCCATGACCCATACTGAGAAACCGGCAAAGACCAGCTGAACCGCTTTGATCTTGAAGCCCGATCTTCTACAACAGTAAAAAGTGACGGGGTTGGGGGAGCTATTTCATCTCGTGCAACAATGTCATAGAGATAATCAGTCGGTTTTTCGCCAAAGACGGCAGAGGTGAATCGAACCCTTAGCTGATAATCGCCAGGTGCGTGATATGCGATCGAATAATAGCCCGTCAGGGCAATGTCATTAAGGAAATACCAGCCATCATTATCGGGCACCCTTACACCAGGGATCAAGGTCGGGACCTCTAGCGCCCGAGTCTCGCACCTGTAACCAGTGATGCGCTCGTCAATCGGGAGCGACCCAGAATCAACAATTAAAAGCTGCGTTCCGTCAGGCTGATTTTGATGACGGATGATTGCCCCGTATTGAGAATCATCGATAGCAGGCAAGGGATCGAAACCGTCAACGTCAGCACTAACCCAGCCGGACACTTGGCCAAGACGATTGACTGCCTGAACCCTTATTTGATACTCTTTCCCAAAGATGTGCGACTCTAAAGGGACATCAATACTAGAAAGGCTCGAGGTAAACGGCTGATAATCTAAATCATCTACAGAACGATATTCAACGTTATAGCCCCTTATCAATATATCAATCGCGTTGTTAACTTGTGGCCCGTTCCATGTGCTTGCAATTCGGACCTGCCCATTTCTATAAACAAGCTTTGCTGATAAATTGGTCACTTTACTAGGCGGGCCAATCTTAAAACGATCTTTAGGTATTACAGGCAGCTGGTTATCGTCGATTACATCATATTTGCTTTCATTGTGTGTTATTGCCTCAACGCTATAAATCATTGGGGAACTTTCAACAATGCTGACAATCCGATATTCAGCAGCTTGCAAGCTTTCCCACTCCAGGACCCAAATACAACCTTCAGCCGAAACTTTCGGGTTGCCTGTGACTGTAAGGACGGCCCGCCCGTCAATGTTCTCAGCTGCTGTCACATCTAGCGGGTCAAGGCGTGGCTCATTGGAAACCGTCCCGTCTGGCTGTGTAAGAAGTTCGCCGCCTGCCCTGACCAGAAAAAGTTTGTATAAATTTGTACTAAAATTCACCAGATTTAGTTCCGCATCTAGCGTTACTTTGTTTTGATGAATATTTTTTACGCGACCCCCTAGCCTTTGCCCTTGTCTTAAGGGATCAGCAATCTGGATTATCTCGCCAACGCTGCAAGCCAATCCCTCCGCCCCAACGCGAAAGCTTACTTTTTGGGTTTCATATCTGTTGACGAAAAGCGCGTGTTTACAGGCCCTTATTGCTTGGCCTCTGCTGGTAACGCCAACCAAGCGAAGGTCTAGCGGGTTGAAACCATATTTTTGTAGAAGTTCATCGTCCTGACGGTATTCAACAACCGCATCGAAATTCTGGTCGGGATCGTCCCAACTAGCAATACAAACAGATTTTCTCGCCCCCCTTGCGCTGCCTGAATAGTTGAAAGCGTTCCCAACCACTCTGCCGTCATCGTCCATTTCTTCAATGACATTGGCGGGGCTGAATTGTTGAACTGGCAGCGTTGGGCGATCCTGAGAAACAAAAAGTTGGCCTGTTGAGTAATAAATCGATGCCCTGAAAATGCTCGAAAGTCCTCTAAGGACAGAAAACACGGATCCAGCATTCTGCAAATAAACGTTGCATGAAAAGCGGGGTTCCTGACTGCCGGCCCCATCATCGACTAGCTCATCGCAATAAGCCGCAACCGATGAAAGATACCATTTATCAATATCAATATCAGGAACAAATTTCCGGCAACCGTAACGGTCATTTATCACAATATCCCTAAAAATCCAGGCAGGGTTTGTCGTGTACGCAAGCTTAAAAGTTCCATCCCATACGCCTGAACTTGTTCTGGTAACGGGGTTGTAATTGTTTGGAACCTGTACGCGAACACCCCGAACACGCAACCCCAAATCTGGGATCGTATTGAAAGCTTTTGCATCAACCTGGAGGCCTAAAATTGCGGTGTTTGGATAGGTCAGCTTTTCCCGTATTATCTCGACAAGAGATGACCAGTTGAGCGGATTTGTGACAAATGCTGTTGCACTGTCGGCGGTTATTCGCTCGACTCTGACAATCCATGGAGCAGTCCCCGCCAAAGCAAATTCATACGCCCTTTGAAACTCTCCGCTTGATTTGCCGCTTACTGTTTTGTCAACCTTGACATTGAACGGGCCGCTGTTTGCCGACACACTAATTTGAAACCTCACGGATGAGCCGTTGATGTCTCCGTTTTCTTGGTTTTGCGAAATTAAAGCAGGAAACGAAAGGATTACGCGGGCCCTCTCGATGTCTTGGTCTGTGATCGTTTGTTCGATTGCGCCGCTTGCTTTTGTTACTGGTATCCCGACGCCTCGGACGTTTTCAATATTTGAAAAATCATTGATATGAGTCTGAGTATTAGTGCCTAAGCGAAAGTCATAATCAAAGCCATCAAAATTTGTACTCCCGTCGGAATTCATCGCCGGGGTGTTATCTAAAAATATATCTTTAAGAATGTTGCTGCTTGGAAAGCCCTCAATTGCGCCCTCCGAAATTCCATACAAAATTTTTGCAATCGTTGTGCTGAATAGGCTGTCAGGCCTTTCTACAGGCTTGCGCGTAGGCGAAACAACTGTAACGTTCTGCGTGATTTGCTGAGTTACATTTTGGGAACGTGAACCACCGCCACCGCCTGCGCCTTTGACCTCAATGTTTTGCTTTGTCATTCCTAGGCCTCGTTTTTGATTGTTAGTCCGAATGAAATAACCGCCAGGCTGCTGATGATCCTTTCGCCGTAGAGAATCGGGACAACATCACCCTGAATTGAGTTCACATTGCTTTTGTCGAAGCTGAATGAACTGGCATTTTCTGCGGTGCTCGGGCTTTTAGCGATTCCGCCGCCTGGGCTTGTGAAACCCCCGCTTGTGATGTTTGGAACTTTCGGGGTGGGTGTTAAAAGGTCCGCAACTCCACCAAACACAAAGCTGAGGCCGATTGCCCCAACCCCTAACGACAACGCGCCGAATTTGGTCCCAAAAATCGTTGCAGCGGCCGCGCCAACCGGGGCCAAAAAGATTGCAACAGCCACAAGGGCAACCCCGGCAATGATTTTCCCAACTGCTCCCTTACCCACCGGGACCGGGGCGAAAACAACAGTTTTGGAAAACGGTAAACAAGTGCCCTCTTCATCCAATCCGTTCGGGTCATCAGTAACAACCCGCCAAGCAATCCCGTTATCTGCGCTGTTCATGAGATACGAGCGCATTTCAGGCATCTGCAAAATCAAGGCCCGCATTGCCTCAGCCGGGGTTTGGACATCAAGGGTGTATTCCCGCCCAAAGCGGTTGCCCAAATCGCCTGCGAGCTTAATAGTTTTCATCAGCCGCCCGAATAACGAACAACGCAAAAGGAACGGGCACGCCAATAATCAGAAAACAATGTCAGCCCTGAATAACGGCCAATGCAATGCTGAAAAATCAGGTTCTGTTCTGGGTCCTGAATCACAGCAACGTGGTTAGTAGTGCTGTCATTAGCAATCCGCATGAAAACAACATCTCCGCGCTGTAATGGTTCCCCGTGTGGCAATTTTAGGAAGCCCTCAGCCGCAAAGTTGTCCTCAAAGTGCGTGAAACCTCTTGACCTCCATTCACCCTCGTACAGTCGCGGATAATCATTCAGATTCAGCCCCATCTCTTGATGAAACCAATCTCTCACCGATGAATAGCAATCATGCACGCCATAAGCCCAAGGCCTTTGCAATAGGCCCGCATCTTGCGACGGGTCAAGCCAATAAGCGAACGACCCGCCACAGTCCCACATTGCATAGGGCAGATTCAAAGCCTTGCAAGCCTTAATGTCCGCCTCACTGAATTTGTGATAGTCCCTATGCGAATGCCAAACACATAAAGCCTCATCAATGTACTGAGCTGATTCAACGGCAGAAATCTGGAAGGTATCTTCATCGGTCGCGACATTTTCACAAGAGATGACAGCGCCACCGTTCAGCACAAAACCGCAAGCCTCAAGAGGGTGCGACTGTTCCGATAGCTGCCGGATTTGCAACCATTGCGCCTCAGAAAGCCCGCGCTGATAAAGAGAAAGTTCAGTCATCCTTGGGAATCAACTAATCCGGGGAAACCCCCGAAAGGCAAATCCCCATTGCCATATCGCTTTTTACAGGAAGACAGGCGTTTTCCGCACACATCAAGATTGGCTTGATTTATTGATACATCGTTTACATCAAAATAATTTGTTCCCGTGTAACCGCAACCCACTGAATCGCGATAAATCCAAGGACAGCTTTCACGCAACATTCGCCGAGCGGGCAAAGATCGGCCTTCTAAGTCAAAAGGAACGGCCAATTGAAATGTGATTGTGTTTCTGTTTTCTTCTGATTTGAATTCAACAACGTAAGAATCTGGGCCCCAATAGGCTTCGGGATCTGCTTTGGGTTCCCCGTCTAAATACGTTGATAGGGTGCGTATCCGTGTGACTTTTGCGCCAACCAAATCATCGTAAGAATTTGCGAGCCCTGTAAGCGCTAGGCCAATGTTTGCAAAAGTAATGACCGGGCGTTCTAGCTGTCCAGTTGATTTAAGTTCAAAGCCCTTTGTGTCAAGCGGAATTGCAGTGTACGTTATGCCGTTATACGCGACATCTTGCCCATTTGTTTTAGACCAATTTGTGAAATAGTAGACGGCCTGATCACTAGACCCGGCAGGCAACAAAGCTGCAATGTTGACGCTGAAAAGGTCGATGATCTCCGCAACTTGCGTTTTTAGAAGTTCTTCGCGAAATGGAACTTGACTCATTAAACGTACACCCTTTCTAAAACCAAAGACAACTGAACAAAGTTTCCAGAAACGATGCTGACTTTCCAGCCGTCGTCGATGACATAATTGCCGTCAAGTAACACCAAATCAATTCCTACAGTGGTGCCGTCCGGGATGACCGAGGAATTTTGAATTGTGACTAGGCCCGTCCTGTTGTTGAGAGCGAAAGCCCCTGAAGCGTATGGAGCATTAACAGAAAGGTCATTCAGAGCTACAGACTCAACTTCTTGAAATCCAAGCTCAATTTTCTGGCTGCTGACTGTTCTGCTGAACGACCTGCTTTTGTAAGGTTGCGCCCAGTTGATGACTTGGCCTTTACGAGACAAAAGATAACTTTCTAGTGAACTCCATTCATCATTGGTTAGGGGCACTGTCACCAAGTCCCATGTTTCTTTCACCGCATTGACTCCATCCGTCACCACTTGGCTGTAACCGTCTCCAAATTGTGCGCGTCTGTAACGATGCGATGATTTGCGCGTTGTGGCCTGACTTAAGGGGATGTCATCGAATAAAAGGTTTGTCATGTCAGAAGACCCCCTGCGCGTCGCTCATTAACGATTTGATCAATCACTAGGCCCTGGACTTGTGAAGCAAGCGCTTTTTGGGCTTCTGGGTTTAGGTCTGAACCTGTGTTTTCAACCTTAATATTCACGTCTCCAATGTTCACAGTTCTTTGGCCTCCTCCTCTCATGTTGACGGGGATTGATCGGCCATCGGGCAAGGGTACGATCGCTTCTGGGCCGGCCTCACCGGCAAGCGATAGAACAGCGCCGGACGTGATACCACCACGGGCGAATTTTTTCAACGGGACAGCGCCCTGTTTATTAACGATGTTGCCGCCAGCGCTGCCGATAAACGCGAAAGCGGGAAGGTCGGAGAAATCAAATGCGGAACCACCGCCGCCACCAAATCCGATCGCTTGCAAAATCGCCTTAACGGCAATGCTTTGGATCAAGACACGCGCAAGGTCTCGCAATAAGTTGGCGGCAAATTCGTTGAAATTGGTTGAACCATTAATCAAAAGATCTGTCAGGCCGTCGCTTAAGCCCTGAACGCCGACCTGTGTAAATTCCAGCAAGCCTTGATAAGCAAAATCAAAACCGCCTGCCATCTCGTTTAACGCATCCCGAACACCATTGATTGGATTTTTTAGCCGTTCGATTGCTGCCGCCTCTTGGGCCAATGTGCTTATCCGTTGCTGTGCGAGGCCGTCAAGTTGAAAAAACATTTCAGTCTCACGTTGCTTTTGTTCGACAAGTTCTTTCTGATTGATCAGGGCCTGTTCGTTATCAAAAATTGTCAAGGCTGTCTGGGCATTGCTCAAAGCTGCTTGATCTTTCAGAGTGTTAATCCCTCGTTCGTTGATCTCTAAGATTTTGCTTTCAAGCTCCAAGCGTTCTGCGTCAACCTCTCGGCCTTGAGATTTTGCAATATTGATCAGGAGAATGCGGT